TAAAGATTGTAATAAAAGGTTCCACCATAAATGATTTTTTGTATCATATGAAATACTAGTTATTTTACTGCTTGTTATTCCAAATGTTACAAGTAAAAATCGTTTAGTAAAAGAAAAAAGTTGTGATGCGCAAATTGAAGTTGTTAACTCACAAATCATTTTGTACGAAATCGAAATCGGGCATTTTTAGTTTTCAATCTCTCAAAAATATTGATATTACTAGCTTTATGTTTAATAATGGAGCTCATTTTTCACTTAATTACGCATATACTCCGCATTTTTATTTCAAATTGCGGAATTAATAATATTTTTTCAGTCGTTTAAAAAGTCATTTCAGTCGTTTTATGTTTCATTTATGATAGTTATCTTTTAACCTACTTTTAGGAGGTTAAATTTAATGGCACTCAATAATGTTTACAACTACATAAGAAAATACATAGATAATAATTTTGAAAAACATCTACATATTTATGCAAACTACGAATGTGATGATATGATAGAAGAATGTGTAATGATGATAGATTATTATGATCATGATTGCCCTGCTTTCATTTACTATACTGAAATCAACAATATTATCATATTCAATGATTTTGATGTTGCATTATGTAATGCGCACCCTGCTCAATCTCATTTTTTTGAAACAACACTTGATAGGGTATTGGACATACTAATAATGCAAGATACTTTAGTTAATGATGATATTGAGGTACTGGATGAATTTATAAATTAAAAAGTTCCCTAGTTAATAGGAGAACTTTTATTTTAAAAATGTTTGGCAACACCAAATTATAAACATTACACATGAAACCATTCCTAAAATGGTACAAGTTTTTAGAACGATTTTAAAAAAATATTTTTTTAGCTCGTAACATTTTATTTCTTGTGATTGATAAGATAAACATAATAAAGCAATACATGACTACAATCATTACAATTCCAATTAAACATCCTAAGCAGATCAGTTCAACTAAAGGCACTGGTTGTCCATCAACATGAGTAAACAAATCATTGATTAGTGACATTCCACCGAACATAACAAATGAAATACCAACAAAGATAGCCACGATTGCAATCATTTGAGACATTAAAGAATCTTTTTGTGCTTCGATATCTGCACGCATTCTTTCTTTATATGCAATCATATCTTGATTCAAATTTTCCAATTGAGATTTAATTGTTTCTGTTGCTTTTAAAATATATGGATCAACTTTTTCTTTTGTTACTTCCATAGTCGATGCTTGTCTAGTAGCTAAAGAAATATGATCATAAAGTTTAAGAAGTATTTTTTGTCTATCTTCAATTTTTTCTTCAACATTAAAAGAGGAAATTATACTTACTAAATTGCCACTCATATTATCAATTTCTTTATCTTTCTTTTCTGATTTTAGACGATAAATATACGCTGTAAAAGAGGAATATAAAATCCTGCTATATTTAGTTAAATAGTCATCTAATAATTTTTCAAAATCATCTATATTAAATTCTTGTTCGGGAGTATTAAGAGATTTAGCTAAATTTACAGTTTCAGCTTGAATTGTTTCCAAAAACGAATATTCATTTTTATCTTCTGGAATCAAGCTTCTTTTTGAATTAATATCCATAAACTACTATCCTCCATATACTTGATGAGTAAAAAAATTTTTTATAAGATTTTCATCTATAGTATCATCCTGTTTATTTGGGTTATTATAGGTTTCTATCCAAGGTGCTTGACTATGTGTAATGTAAACAAGTTTTATGGCACTTATATGTCCAAACTTTTCAATTATAACATCTATAGTATCTCTTGTATCTTGATCAATATCTAATGAACTGAATTTTTTTTCAACCCATTGAATACTATCCCCATCAAATTCCACAACCTCATAATAATTTATAGGTGGTATAGCATCTGAACCGTATTTTTTAAATTCATGATACACCCTTGGGCATACCGGCCCATAGCTCCATGCTTCAATTTTATCAGAAAAACATCTATGGCCTGTAAAAGCAAAAGTATATCCTTGAACAAAATATAATAATTTTTGTAATTTTAAGTTGGAAATAATAATTTCTTCATTATTGCATTTATTAATTATATATCTTGCTATATCTAAAACATCATATTCTCTATCCATACTAAAAACTCCCCTATTCATAAACGTCTAATTTTTGTCCCATTTTCATTTCTTGCTATAGGTATTATACATTGATTGATTATATTTGTGCAACGAATTTTATCTGCATATCTCTTTTCATACTATTTTATACTGTTTCATATTGTATTATTCCTCAACTTTTATTGAAATAATCACCTATATATAATAAGGATAGAAAAATTTGAAAAAACACATAAAAATACCTCTCACCCTTTACATAATGGTACTATTATGTTATAATAATATTGTAAAGAGAGGAGGTAAGGATATGAATTTAGATGATTTAAAAAAATTGAGCGAAATCTTTAATAACTTCGCCCAACCAATAGCAACTCTAATTGTTGGTTACATCGGTTCAAAATATGTCAGCAAAAAGAGTTCAAAGAAGGGAAAGAAGAAATAATCTTCTTCTCTCTTTCTTCATCTAAATTATATCAAATAATATGAAAAAAGAAATAAAAATAATAACTCTGTTTTTAGGTATTATCCTTACACTGTTTAAAACTTATTGGTTTTTAGGAATGATATTAATGATTTTAGGCTTTTATTTATTAGGAAAGGAATAATTATGGAAAATAAAAAATTTGATCAAGTAAAATACATGAGAGAATGGCAAAAAGAAAACATGAAGCAAGTAAAAGCATCGTACAAAACTGAATTTGTAGATGAATTCAAAGAAGCTTGCAAAAAACTTGGGATTAAACAATCAGATGTTTTTAGAAATGCAATGTATAGTACAATTAAGAAAGCAGAGGAAATAAAAATGACAAAAGAAGAAATTAAACAAGAAATTATTTTAGATTTAGAAAAAGCGTATGAAGAAAAAAATGAATGTAGATATTATTTGGAACAACTTCCTATGGAAGGCGACTATGATAATGAAGTTCATGAATATATTAATAATATAGAAAATGAAGTTAGACATCAAAATAAAGAAGATTTTGATTATTATGTAGATCAATTAGTTGATTACTATTATCAAAATCAAGAAATTTACTTTGATAATAATGCTGAATAAATAAAAGAACCTACCCAAATTAATGAGTAGGTCTTTTTAATGTAAATATTCAATTGTTGTTTGATGTTGAATAATCAATAGAGCATTTTTTGATTATAATACAATTAAATTTTTACAACTTTAATTATACTATTTAATTATTCGCTGTAAACTCCCCACTGCTCATTCATTTCTTCAATCTGATATTGATATTTCAAATTTTCTTGTTTTAATTTCTCAATTTGATTGTCTTTTTCTATGATTTGAGAATGATATTGAGTGTTTTTGGCAAGTAAACAAACAATCAATAAAAGTAATACAATGATAATAATCTTTAGTTTTTTCATTCTAAACACCCATTAATTTCAAAATAGTGTTTCTTCCTGCAATTCCATCAACTTTTAATCCTCTATCAGATTGGAATTGTTTAACTGCAGCTTCTAATCCGCTTCCAAACTTACCAGGACACTCAACCCCGTCAGGATCATATCCACGACACATTAGAGCAATTTCAACAGCAGTAACTAAATATTGAGTTTCTTTACGTTTTACATAGTGTTTACCTAAAGCCGATTTACTGTTTTTACCAAAAACACCATCTACCTTTAAGTTTTTACCATAGTCCAAATTAATGGCATGTTGGAAGCATCTAGCAATATTTACTTGAGTCTTAGGACCATATGCACCATCAGTTGCAATTGAATGACCTGTAAAGTTGATTGAATGTTGTTGACCTCTTGCAATCAAACTGTCTAAGTTATCATTTTTAGCAGCAGATGGAGTAGCAGTAGATGTCCCTAGATTTCCAACAGTTGAATTAACAATATTATTTTTAAAATTCTTCCAAACATTGTCATCTAAAAGTCCATTACAATTAGGACATAATTTACCATTTACATCATAATGACGATAAACATGATCAATATCAATGTTATATTTTTTCATCAACGCACGTGCTAATGCATATACATTTTCTAATGTCTTATCGGTAATTTCAACAACACCATTTTTATTGGAATCACACATTTCAATCGACAATGAATTACTGTTAGTGATGATTTGATACATTGGATGATGAGCCGATTGACACTTACCCCCAACACTATACGCTACGTAATCATCTGGAACTGAATGTGTAACTGAATCATCATCAACAAAGTAATGGGCAGAAGCTTTAACTACGTTGTTAGCAAAATATTTTCCATTTGCTTCATCACTATCTCCATCATTACTTGTATAATGAATGACTAAATATTTAATTTTTGATAAATCTCTTTTTGAACCATAATTAGCTTTATTCGCTAAATGTTCTTTCATAACATATCCCATATGTTAATACCTCCTTTTTCATAATAAAAAGAGAGTATTTAACTACCCTCTTTGCTTTGCAAATGTAGAAGCTCTATCTCATTCTTCATTTTAGTAACCATACCATTGCCACCTAAAGCATGATATGCATCATACATTTCATTGAAATTATCATATGCATATGTAGGAATTGAACCCCTTTTCATATACTTTTCATGATATTCAATCAATTTTACTCTTAATAAGAGCATTGTACCTTTTGAGTTAGCTTCTCGCATTTCTCTTTCTTTTCTGATTCTTTCGTCTCTTTTAATCGCATCTTGTTTTGCTTTTTTCTTTTGTTCCTGTAAAAGCCATACAATGTACGAAAGAATAACCGGAAGAACAATCGTATAAGTTTTTATTAGAAATTCATACATAATTACTCACTTTCAATTTCTTCCAACTCTGGAAGTCCTGCAACGCTTGTTAGAATAGAAACCACACCAGATAGACAACTTGCACTAATGATCATTGCCCAATTGACTTCATTCATGACAGTAGATGTTCCAATTAATGCAACTGCTGTTTGAGCTACCGTTTTGACCGCTCTAACCCCTGCGGCTTTTACCCATTGATTAAAATCATATTTTTTAACTTTCACTTCCATCACCCTTTCCAGATAGTTTTATTTTTTTGTGTAACGAATAGTTGCTTTAAATTTATAGTTTGCCCAACTATAATTGTTCGCAAAACGGATATTGTTTACATTCAAAATGAAATACGTCACATAAAATGTTCCTGTATTACCACCAGAATAATAAACAACAGGAAATCTATAGAAATCTTCTCCATTGGAACATGTAACTTCATAATCAATAAACTCGTTTAAATTACTGATTGAGTGATCTATAGTGCTCACACCAACTCTAAGTCCGGCCCATGTAATAATTTTTTCATAGATTTTCTTGCCATCAATCCAGTACTTTCCAGTCCAATGTTCGTCAGCGGACATTTGTAAATTAAGCAATTCATTCTCATCTTTATCAATAAGTTTTGGCATAGTTATTGTCACCACCAATCTTTATTTATATTTTTAATAACTAAAAAAGAGCAGAAATCAATCTACTCTTTGTAATATACTGCATTGTCTAATTTTTTATTTTGTTCAGCATCAACATCAATCAATTGATTGACTGCTTTATACAATGCAATTATTTCATCTTGTAATTTTTTAATATCCGCAGGATCTGACATTGTAATATCACTTGGAACTGTTAATTTTGATGGGATATCAGCCAATCAAATCACTCCATTTGAATTTGTTTTTCAATGAATTCCATGTCATTTGTTTCTTTAACCAATCCCATGTAATGATATCAACTGAAATTGTCAGTCTTTCTCCTGCGCTTACATTTTGCTTTGATAATGCAACATTATATATTTTATATCCCATTATCTCACCTCAATTTCAAATTTATTTTTTATGACTTCATCTGCAATAACATAAGTAATAATCATTTTGTAATTTCCACTTTCTTCGATGCCTAATAAAAAAATAAGATCATGCTCATCGATTTCACATTCAATCGTTTGCATCAAATCACCATAGAGATAGATTTCAGCTTTTGCATTTCTAATGATAAAAGTATCTTCGGGCTTTTTTCTTGAATGAACAAAAAGACGTATCTTCCTTTTTTCTCCTGCATACATTTTTATTAAATTCTGCATGGTAGCACCTCCTTGATCTCACAAATATAATCATTACAAAGACTGATACAGCTTTGATAATTGATGATTTCAAGATGGAAGCATAGGTTAGATGTATCTACAGTAAACATTGCTGTTGCCATATAGCCTACATTTCCCGCATCGTCGTAAGCGAATAAATCCATGATATATTCGCCTGCGACGTTTGCAGGAACTAACGCATTCCATCTTTTTTCATCGATTCTATCAAAGATTACAGTAAACGTATCAGTTTTTCCTATAACCTTTACAACCATAACTAGTCAGTTACAGATACAGCAATGACAAATGTCTTACCACCATCAACTGGGTTTGGTGTGATTGAAACATCAGTGATTGTTGGTGCTTTTGTATCTAATGTAACTTTTCTAGTAACTGTAGTAGCTTTACCAGCACCATCTGTTGCTACAACTGTGATTGTATTTGAACCTTCAGTTAATGTAACTGTAGTTGAGAAGTTACCAGAAGCATCTACTGTAACTGCAGTTCCATTTACTTTAACAGTAACTGGTGATGAAGTTGCATCGTTTGTAGTACCTTTAACAGTAACTGTTGCATTATTAGTAACTAAACCTTCAGCAGGACTAGTAACATTTAATGTTGGTGGTACAGTATCAACTTTGAATGTAACTGATTTTTGAGTAGCAGCATTACCATCATTATCAGATGCGTTGAATTTAACTGTATGTGATCCATCGCTTAAAGCTGTAGCTGGAGTGTATGAACATTCATATCCACCAGCAATAGCTGTTTTAGTGATTCCAGATGTAATTTTTGAACCACTATCAATTGTGATTCCAATAGTATTTGAATTAACTCCAGAATCATCATCTGAAACTTTCCAAGTGAATGTAGGTTTGTTGTTTGTAGTTGTAGCTGATGCAGTTGGATAAGTAACTGTAATTGTTGGTGCAACTTTTTCTTTTACAACTAATTTTAATTTGCTTCCTAAAGTTGCATCAGTTGCATCTTTAGATGTACTGTTTCCTGCTGTATCAGTTGCTTTAACTGTTACATTGTAATATCCACCGCTTTGATTGTAACTGGATTTTGTCGGAGCAGTAATCGTAGCTTCATACTTTCCAGTTTGTGGATTTAAAGTAAGAGTAGTAGGTACTCCATTAATTGTTACTTTTACTGTTTTAATTGCCATAATATTTTCCTTTCAATTTACTATTTTTTTAATCTTTATAAAATACGGCATTTGCTAGAACAGGCATGACTTTAGCTGAAACTGAATCAATAGTCATCGTTGTTTCATTGATCAATAATGTAGCTAATTTTTCTTGAATAGTTGTTCCATTGTTTACCAACGTCGGTTCAACAGGATTAGCAGATGAATAAGTTCCATTTACAACTCTAATCTTAGCTACATCATCACCCGTTCCATTTCCATTTTTAATGTATTCTGCAATAATGATATCTTTTCTTTTTTGTCCCAAAGTACCACTTGTAATGGTGATATCCTCATAATTTTCAATTCTTATTAGGACACCATTAGACATCATATACATTCCATCCATGATTCTTATTTTATTGTCTGACTGTTTAGATATTTCCATTTTTGAACCGACATTTAAAATTCCATTCATTCCAAAAATAGCACTAAACAAAAGAGCATGATCACTTGCGTCAACATGCCCTGCATCAGTAGTATTGATTGTAATTCCCTTTTGTGACAAATTACTCACCTACCTTATATTCAATTTTTTTTATTCCGTTTTCAATTGTTAGAATCTTTCTAGTGATTTCTGTTTCAATAGAAAGTCCCGTGATATCATCAACGCTTGTAATGATATCACCTAATTCTAATTCTTTTTTTAATGAAGTAACACCTAAATTGATTTCTTTTGTTTCTAGATGATTTTTAAATTCTTCAATCGCTTTTTCTACTAAATCATCATCACTTTCACATGATTTATAATCATAGACATACATTGATGAATCGATATTTCCTATTTCATCTTTTGACAAGTCCGTAATCTTTTCAAATGCATCATTTCCATCTTCATCGATAGAATGCTTAATCAAAACGATTTTTCTATCGTGCAAGTCTCCTTTGCCTAAAGCAATCATTGTATCTACTGAGTTGGTAGAATCAATACTTGAAGTGATTTCTATACTGTAATCTCTGTTATATACATCATCGATGACATTTTTTTCAACTGCTTCAACAACAATATTTCTATCATCATAATCATAAGTATGATAGACCTTCAATCTCATATTTTTTTCATCAAGAATATTGATGATCTTATCATAGAGATAATCATATCTTGATGAAACAGTTGTATTGATTTGAGTATCCTTATCACTTACTCTATAGAGTTTTAAAAAAGCACTATAGAAAACATTATTGAATAATATTTCAAGAGCTTTATGGATTTCTTCATTATCAATAGTTAAATAATCATCCCTTGCTTTATAATTGCTGTTATATTTTGGAAATATAACAAAGCGATGTAAGAAGTATCTCCAATTTACTCCCGTGATTTTGACAGTTGAATCATCTGCGTTCTGTATCTTTTTAGCAAATCCACCAAATTCACTGTTAGGAATATAAATCAAGTCATTTTTTTGAATATCCATTTTTTTAAAATATTCTTTTGATAATTCAATATAGAAATCATTATCATCTAGTGATGCTTTCTTTCCTATAATGAATTCAGCTTTTTTAAATTTTGCAATAACTGGCATTTCCTTTAAATATAAATCATCACTGCGTGTTGATGAATCAATTCTAGCGTGCATTATTTCCATTCTGGAGTCCCTCTTTCGTAATAAAGAATCACTCTTACAGAGAATTGAGTCGTTTGTTTAAATAGATTCAATCCAATTGGAATCAATTCAAAAATACTTGATTTTTTATATCGAACATCCATCACATCGATTGCTACACCATCTGCGGTATACTTGAGAACTGTTTTTTCAAATGGATCAATTTCTATTCTCTCTTCTTTTAAAAGTTCCGTATTGACTGCATAAATGTTGTCAGCAATTGAAATCCTTGGATTTTTACAAGGTCCATAGAAAATAATCTTTGCTTTTGAAGAAGCAAAATGTATATTGTTAACAAATCTATCTTTCTTTACTGCTCTATAGGAAAAGGGATAAGAAAAAGGATATTTCATACCAGATGATGAAGTGATATCATCATTCATATTGAAATCAATCACAGTTTCCTTTATCCATTTTGAACAGAATCTAACAGTATAGGTTAGCATTTCTAAATTGCTGTACTTAGCAAAATAATTAGGTTTAGGCTTAATGAAATAACAATAAGCATAGTAATCATTTATATAAAGCTTACCTGCTTTAACAATCTCACAATCATATCCAAAAATATAATCAAGATCATTAATCAATTCTTCTTTGTTTTTTCTATATACTTGGATTTCAATGTCCTTTTCAGTTCCATTAAAATAAAAGCTGTCTATATCGTTACGATTGTCAAGCTGATAAGAAGTAGAATTGAAACTAATTTCACTTTCAAATAGTGTTTCGATATTTTTGATAAGATAAGGAGCAGTATTTAAATCTACTGTTCCTTTGTTACCAACATATCTAATATCATATTTTTTCATCAGTACACCTCACTTCTTATCAACTTTCCTAATTCACGTCTATCTAGTTTAATTGATAACCCTGCTCTAATAAGAGCATTTACAAAGACATCTGCAAGTCTTTGATAATCAATCAATTCTTGCTTATTAGAACCACCGGAATCTGTTAATGGAGTTACTCTTGTTTGAGTCCCCATTTGAGTTAACAACTCTGCACCTCGTTCTCCTACGATAGCACTTCCTTTTAATAAGTTACCACCAGTAGCAAGCGCCGGAATCTTTCCTAAATGACTTAAGCTCAATCCAAAGCTCTTACCACCGAGTGCAGGAACCCAATCGGGAATATCAAAATGAAGCGTATTCAATCCATCAATCATTTTATTGATTCCGCTGATTGCTCCATTCAAGCATCCTATAACTGCATTGATTGGTGCCCTACATACGTTTCTTATCGTATTGAAAATCGCACCAAAGATATCAATGACACCTTCCCATGCTTTTCTCCAATCCCATGTAAATACTCCAGTAATGAAATATATCAATCCTCGAATAGCTTGAATTACCGCATCGATTATTCCAGATACACTTGATAAAAATGAACCTAACAATCCTGCTGAACTTGTCACAAAACCAACTATGACTGTCAAAAGTCCTTGAATCAATGGAATAACAATTATTTCTATCAATGAAACAATTGCATTGATAATAGGACTAATTCCATCGAACAGCCATGAAATCAATGTAACGATGTTCGCTATGACAATTTGAAAATTTTCCCATAAGGGAACTAATGCCTCTTGCCAGATTGCAAGAAGTGCAATTTTCAATGTATCAAATATCGGTTGAACAACGACCGCTAGATTTTGTAGTATAGACATGACTTGATTTACAATATCGACAACTGCATTTCTAAATCCCTCGTTTGTATTCCACAAGTTAACAAGTGCAGCTACTATTGCTACAACAAGTGCAATGATTGCAAGTAGTGGTCCGCTCAATGCACTGACTACTGTACCTATTGCTCCTGCTGATTCAGATGCTCCAAACAATGCCAATTTGAATTTTCCAAACAAGGATATCGCGGTTGATATTGGTCCTGCAAGCGTTCCAATAACAACCAATAATGGTCCAATTGCAGCTACAACAGTTCCAATGATTACAATGATATTAGTTATTTCATCATCCAAGCCATTAAGCCAAGAAAACAAATCAGTAATTGCTTCTACAATATCACGTAATGCTGGTTCTAATACTTCTGATACTTTGATTCCTACACCTTCTAATGCAGAAGATAGCGTAGTCAAATCACCTTGCAAGTTATCTTGCATCGTATCAGCCATATCTTTAGCAGCACCATCTGCATTCTTGATATTTTCATATAAAGAATTGAAATCACTGTCACTTGCATTGATGATTGCAAGCATTCCAGACATCGATTCTTTTCCAAAAATTGTACTTGCGGCGGCCGACTGCTGTGCACTGCTTAATTTCCCAAATTTAGTTCTTAATTCTTCTAGGATTGTAATCAATGGTTTTACTGACCCATTCGTATCAGTAATTGAGATGCCTAATTTTTTCATCTGCTCTTTCATTGAGTCAGTTGGACTTGCTAAATTAGCAATAGCTGTTTTCAAAGCAGTACCTGCTTGTGAACCCTTGATACCAGCATTTGCCATCAAACCAACTGCAAGAGCAGTATCTTCAACGCTGAATCCTAATGTTCCTGCAAGAGGAGCAACATATTTAAATGTTTCTCCCATCAAAGAAACATTCGTATTCGCACTCGATGATGTTTTAGCAAGAACATCGGCAAAGTGTGATGAATCTTCCGCTTTCAATCCAAAGGCAGTTAGTGCATCCGTTACGATATCACTTGTATTTGCTAGACTTTCACCAGAAGCTGCGGCAAGGTTTAAGATACCGGGCAATCCATCTATCATCTGTTGCGTGTTCCATCCTGCCATTGCCATATAATTCATAGCTTCGGCAGCTTCACTTGCACTAAATTTAGTGGATGCCCCCATTTCCTTTGCTTTATCTTTTAAAGCTTCTAAATCTTTTCCAGTTGCTCCAGAAACAGCAGATACTTCACTCATTCCTGCTGAAAAGTCACTACCTACTTTTACAGCTGCAACTTCTAATCCAGCAATAGGAGCAGTAACATTTTTAGTTAATCCATTTCCTATTTCTTTTGTCTTATTTTCAAAAGCTTCAACCTTTTTAGCATACTCTTCTATTTGAGCTTGACCACTTTCTAAAGCAGCGTTTACTTCATAAAGTTGTTTCTTATATTTATTCAAACTTGACTCTGCATTATTCAATTGTTGCTTTTTATTGGCAATAGCCTTTTCATCTTTGTTTTCTGCATTTTCAAGTTCTTCTAGTTGACTTTTTAATGCATAAACTCTTGATGAATAAGTTTCTGTTTGCTTTGTCAAATATGACTGTGTATCTTTTAGCTTTGTCAATGATGATGTTGATTTATCCCATTGACTTTTAGCCAAAGAAAAAGCACTGTAGTTTTCCCTAGTCAGTGCGTTGATTGTTTTTAATGATTTTGTAAAATCAGCTGTTCCATCAGCCTTGAACACAAGACCGACTCTTTTTAGATCATCAGCCATGTTCTATTTTACTCCTTTCGAATTCAACATGAGTTTCTAATAATTCATCAAAAGTAATTGGACTCATGTGCCAAAAATCATCTTCTGATAAATTAAGCTGTGTCAAAGCAAGATAAAGATTCATCGTGAAATCTATTTCTTGCTCTTCACAAAATTCTTCATATTGCCTTTTTTTTTGAGGATTTCCATTTTATTTTCAAACTGCTTGATTATATTTACAATCGCATCTGGTTCAATTGGGCATAATGCCAATGCATCTTCAAATTCAACCTTTTCACGATTAGAACGTAAAATTACATAAATCATTTTTGCAGCCATATAGAATTGTTTATCTTCTATTTTTTCATGCAGTTTTTTAGCAGCAACAGATGATTTATCATCCATCTTTTCATATTTATCAGTCATTCTTTTTAAAGCTTTTGTTTCTTTATCAAGATTATTGTTTTTAATCAAATAAAGAGTTAAAAAGCTGACTTGAATTTCTATGACCCTGCCATCCGTTAACTTGATGTCTTGTTTATCCATCACTAATCACCTGCAATTACTTTTTTTAGATCTTCATCTGATGTGATAACTTGATTAAAGAATTTTTCTTCTGTTAATCCAGTTGCAGTTTTTACAGCAGTATCAAATTCAACAGCAATTTGTCCCTTATCGTTAAATGGATAAGCTCTAATTGTAACTGTATCATTTTGTTCGCTGAAAGATTCTTCTTTTGTATTTGTATCATCAGTATCAGAAGTTAATTTACATTTTGGATACCATCTGAATTTTTTTCTATTTTGACGATAGAAAACAGTTTGACCAAAAGCAAAAAATGGACGTTCGCTTGAACCACCTTTTAAAATCAATCCACTTTCTGTAATTTCATCTCCTCGCATTTTTGCAAGGTCAGTAGGATCAAATGCAACCACTTCTACTTCACTATCGACGGATGAAGTATCAGAAACTGTATCATAATCTCTTGCAGATGCATATACCGGTGTCGTATCTCCGTTTTCAGTACGTTTGATACTTTTAACAACATTTGAAACAGTAACCTCCTCTTCGTATTTACCAGAAAAAATTTGAGAATCTACTTCATTTGCTGTAGCAAAACAATATCTCAATCCACCGACCGATTCTTTAATCGATGGTCTTTTTTCTTTTTGTGACATCTTTCTACCTCCTAATTTTTATAAATTATTTCTTTTTTTAAAACTTTCTATATATCTTTTTGAATTTCTATTCCATAAAGGTACTAAATGAGGATGACTACTTTTCATCTTGATAGTTCCTCTTTCGACCATAGGACCATAATATTTCCCCCAACCTATCTCTATTTCTTTTGCTTTTTTTCTATAAGAAAAAGTGAATATCAAATGTGTATATCCACTTTTAGAAATCTTTGATTTAGGACTGGGCAGTTTCAATAAGTCTTTGACAAAATCTTGTGCTATCTTTTCTTCCTCTTCCACTACATTATCAGATACTTTCGCATATTCTTCTAATGCTTTTGAAAAATCTAGAAGTCCATCAAATTCACTTGTATCACTCATCATTATCAACTTCTAATTCTACCGAAAAGTAAGAATGATAATAATTTCTATCTTTGTTTTTTTCTTCTACATATTCATGAAAGATCGTAGGATGCAATCCTAATTTTCGCATAGTGTCTCTTAATTCAAGTAATTTATAATGTCTAGGTGTTCTAGAAAAGAATGATACTTGAATCGTTTCAATAGTGATATAGACATCATCGCTTGCTAGTTTGTCATCCCATGCAATTTCCCAAAAAACGATTCTAGGATATTTACTTGCATTATTGACAGAGCTTTGACCTTCGTTGATTGGAATATCTAACTCACTTAATGCATTGACAAAATCCGTTTTCTTCATCATATTCTCCTTCCCAATTTACAAGAGTTATATCAGATTGTTTAAATCCATTATTATCAACAAAGTGATAAATGTTATAAACCTTATAAAAATGTTCATCAATTTTCAAAACACTCATTGAATCAATAAATCCTTTGACGTATGGAACTCTAATTTTTAGTTGAATATCAATATCGTGAGAGTCTAAATCACTTCTTAATCTGTCTGATACTCCTAATTCTTGATATGTCATAGAAATATCTTTTGATTGCAACGAAGTATTTGCTAGAACGCTATCATCTTCTATGATTTCAAAAACTTCAAAAAGCCCATCATTATAAATGGGCATATGAATTCTACTAGTTTTCTTCATCATTTTTAATCAAAGGAACTTTGTCCATTTGCCACGACAAAATCTCATCACTGTAATTTTCAAAGAATTCATCTGTTCTACTATTATATGCGTAAAGCACATAGTTTTTTAATAGCGCTCTGGCAGTCAAATCTTCATCATAATCAATAGTTCCAACTAGTTTTGTTAAGCGATAATTTCCCTCACGGATATTATTTCTAATAGATGAATCTTCATAATAAAAAGGAATAAATTTCTCTTTTCTAATTTCATCTATCAAGTTATCAATAACTTTTTTATCCATTTTTTCAATTATTCAGTTGCTTGTGTTTGTGCATTTGTTTGGAAATATTTTGGAACATATTCAACTAATTTTGTTGGATCAAAGTAGAAACATACATCATCATCTACTGCTCTACCATTTCCATAAGCTTTTGCAATAATGACATCTGCATCATCCATTGCTTTTGTTTGATCATATTCTTTAACTTCAATTGCTGATAATCCCAATGTGTAATAATCAGGCTTATCAATAAATAATCCTGCTTGTCCTTGAGGACAATTTGCAGTTGGAATTGTTCTAATTTTATCTTTAGATACTTGCACATATCCTCCAGCTAGTGCTTGTACATATAATGCAGGATCTACATAAGCAGCTTCATCATTTGGATTACATACTAACGCTAATGATGAAATTGCTCTTTTCCCACCATGCGATAATTGTGTTTTTACGGGAGCTAAACCTTTAGGTGTAAATTCAGTTAATTTTGAATTTTTAGTTTTCATTTTATGTTCTCCATTTGTTTCGACTTCATTTATTTTTCGGAAAACACCGATAGGTTGTTCAACTCCAGTTCCTAATAAGAATGCATATTCTAAACCATCATTCATTGTTTCAGCTAAAATTGCTGTAAAGTATTTATCAACAAATGGATTTGATAAATCTCTAATTGCTTTAGGAAGAACTAAATATGCTGTGATTTTTCCTAATTCGATATTTAATGCTTCAAATGCAACGCTTAATTCACCTTTAACAGCATCAGTCAATTTTCCCCAAGCATAAGTTCCAGTTTTGGATGCTGATAACCATTTTTTTACGTCAGCCGGAGCAAAAGATACTAATGATAATAAATCACTTGCTTTTTTTACATCAGCTAAAGTGTTATCAATGATTGTTGTTGGGATCAAGTCGATTTGTTTTCCATCGATAGCTTGTCTGACATTTGTTTTTAAAGCATCATAGAATTTATTTTCTTCATCGCTTAATTGTCTTAATCCTAATTTATTGAAGTTTTGAGCTTTTGCATTTGCATTTGCTGATTCTTTTAAGATTTGTTCAATCAAATCCTTATTAGCAGCTTCATTGATTAATTCTACTGCTTCTAAAATTGCTTGAGATTTATCTTCTGCTTTTTCTAAAATCTCTTTTGCTTTTTCTAATGTAGCTTTATCTACTTTATTAAATTTCATTTTTTTCTCTTTCCTTTCTATTTTTTTGTATTAAAAAAAGCATTCCAACCTGTTAATGGCTCTTCATTTTTTGCCTTTTCAAGTTTCAATGCTTCTTTTACCTCATTCAATTCTTTTTCTAAATCCTTATTCAACATAACTTGATGATTCAAGTACATTTCATTGATTGATTGCTGTGCATCATCATCTTCTTTGATTGATGTAGCAAATCCCATTTCTAAAGCTTCTTCTGCAGTAATCCATGTTTCATTGTCCATCAATTCAACTATTTCATCTCTTGAAAGATTTGAATATTTTTCATAAATAACAATCGATGGTTCTGTGATTTTATCTAGATCATCTGCTTGCTTTCTTAAATCTTTAGCATTACCGCTTGCCCAAGTCCACGCATGATGAATCATCAGCAATGAACCTTTATGCATGACTCTTTCCTTTCCTGCCATAAAGATGACACTTGCAATCGAACATGCAAAAGAATCACATACAGTAGTTACATTTCCTTTGAATTCTTTAATCATATTATGAATTGCAAGACCTTCACTTACAGACCCACCATATGAATTGATATGAACTGTTAAATTGTCTGTATCGACATCATTCAATTCTTTTAAAAAGTCATAGGCACCTACATCACTTTCATCCCACTTGTATGAGGTGATGTCTCCATAAATATAAAGATCTGTCATTTCTTCATTTGATTTTTTGAATTCATAGAACTTTTCATGTCCTTTCTTCATTATTCATCACCCCCTTTCGTATTTTCATCCATGCCTGTAGCATAGTTTTTAGTAAATCTTCTAGCATTTGCCCAATCTTCATCGATTGGTGGTTTACCACGTAATTTTAAAATATCGTTGTGAGACCAGCCATTAGAATATAATTTATCAAGATTAGATGCTTGCTCGATGACATCAATATGCTTGATTGCATCTGTATTGATTAAAATCCTATCTCCTCTTTCCCATTCGAGCTGAGAAAGCCAACATCCATTCATCCCATCATTTAACTCTTGAATAATTGGATCAGCAGCATACGTAATAAATTCATTGTTAGCATCACTTTTTTCAGTAACTTCTCCATAAAAGACACTTTTTGGAATTCCTAAAGCAATCGCTACATTTGTGAACACTTCATCTTTTAATGCTTTGACATCACTAGCAGTCATCGTTGACTTGCTGTCAATTGCACTTATGTCGAGTCCATTTCTAGAAAAGATAACTCTTATATCATCACTTGAAAGGTCCTTTCTAATTTTTTCTGTATACTCATTTTCAGTTATTGGTTGTCGGGTTTTTTCACTATACACTTGTATATTCCCCGGCATTTGAATTTTAAATTTTGAAAGTTTTGACTTTACTCCTTTTATAGCAGCACTCCAAGCAATCGCATTTTCTTGATTGATTTCATTTAGATAAGCTAACAACTTTTCATTTTTATACTTAAATAAGACTGCATCATTTGATGTAAATATCCTATCCAGTTTATAAGTTCTATTCCCGCTTCTAATAACCACATTTGAAAATGTTCTAGGATATAGAACATCATCCGACTGCACAAAGCTTTCAGCTCTATAAATATTTCCATCACTCATTTGTACAACTAAACATCCATCACTACTTGTACACATTTTTATAACAACTTGTTTCCAAAAATCAGTAGCAAACTCATTTGGGTTAGGTCTAACATTTAAACAATATTCAGTTTTGATTGCATCGCTATCCGTTGAGTAGACATCAATAGGACATTTCGATATCAAATCAGCAATCTTGTTAAACCCAATTTCTAATGCCAACTGCGAAAGTCTATTTTTTTCAGCCATCATATCGATATAGTAATCAACTAATTGACCATCTTTATTAAACAATTTCTTTACAAATTGAAACATTGATTCACCTCCTCATTTTTTCTATATATAAATAATCGTTTCATCTAACATATCTTCTGCAGAAATACTACATACAAAAGCCATAAAACCATCATTTTTTCTTAGTTTTGGTTCTATTTTTCCATATGATTTATTTCCATACTTGTCCATTTTCACAGCGGTATTATTGGTATACCATCGCATTATGGCACTGTTTCCAAAGTTAATATTTCCATCTACAAATGCTTTTTCGATTAGAGGAGCTACATATGTATTGATTGCACCTTGATTTCTAATCATTCTTACAAGTCCAGCTGGATTTTTCTTATCTTCTATAATAATCCCTTTTCGTTCAAATACTTCTCTAAACAACTTAAATCTATACGTATCCATGATGATTTTAACCACATTATATTTTTGCATTTGCTCAATACACCATTCGACAATCGCATTTATACTTAAACTTTCTGAGTTGACTATTTCATAATCATTGAATCCCTCTAATCCTATATTGTTTTCTATAGGAAATTTAATTGATTCAAAAAATGGGCTGTTCCTGCAAATCCATGTCTTTTGTCTCCAAACGTAAACACCATCTATTTTAAAAAGCAAACCAGCAGATGCAAAATCTCGGATATCTGCATAGTCAATTCCTATAATGCAAGGATGATAGTTTATATCATCTGGTATCGCTCTTTCTATCTTATTTTCTACATCACTATAACAAGCTCTTAAAATATCTTCCCATTTAGCTACTGTTATTTCTTCGTTTCTTGCAGGTAGATTCATTCTTTTAGTTAAAAATTCTGTCATCATCGATGGTAATTTTTGTGCTTCTTTAAAATCTCTTAAAATTTGTATTTTTAAATCTGGAAGAAATTCCATCGATGGATTTGCTAAGACAAAATATTTAGGATCATTAGCTTGCTCTTTTGAGTTGATTTTACAAAAAAAAGGAAAATAACCTAAATCATTTTCTCCTGTTTTTAATATATCGTTGCATAATTGAATTAAATCATCTAAAGGACCTTCTCGAACGTTCCCATTTGTAGTAATAATAAATTTTCTTGCGTGCTTTATTTTTCCTAATTGAGAATTAAACACTTTTATCTGATCATAATTTTCATATCCATGATATTCATTAAAAAGAATAGCTCCCGATTTCTTACCATCCTTCGTCTTAGCGTTAGAAGTATTATAACGCAACTCAGCTCGTGTCTTCCTATTCTTGATAAGCTCTTTTGTTTTATAGAATTTACTTCTAAATTTATTCCATTGAGCATCTAACATTTCATAAACAACATTGAAACTGTCTTTTGCTTGCTGTTCATTATTTGCGATAATATCAATGTGATAATTTTTAATTCCGTATAATGGTGTCTGAAAAAAATTCATCAGTGGCATGATAAAACCATCTTTCCCATTTCCACGTCCCATCAATATAATGATTGTTGTGAAAAGTGGGACATCATCGACATACATAAATACAAAAGCATATATGAATTTTTGATATGGAAACAAAGGATAATAGTTATTTTCGCAATATTTTAAACAATTTTGATATGTTTTTTCATCAAAAAAAACATCATTTCTAGCTAATGTAGGCATAACGATGTTCTTTATTAGCAGTTTTCTTTCTTTGTTTATCTTATCTGGATTCTTTTTTACATAGTCGATATAATCATTGATTTCTTGACATTCAATCAATAGTAATCATCATCCGAATTATCAGAGGTGTTGATTGGATTTTGTAAACCTAATTCATCAAGGATTTTCAACATAGTTGTTGTTATTTTCATTAAATTTTGCACGGATTCATTAGGCTTTTCGCTTTTAAATCCATTTCCGGATGTAACTGTATATCGCAATCCTTTTTTTCTGATGTCCTGTTGGCATTTTCGTTTAAGATCATAATATTTCATATAGTCTTCAATCAAATCAAGATAGTAATTTTGATACTTACCTTGAGCTTCCAACTGTTCAAGCAAGTCATCCTTGATTTCTTTTTTTGTCATAACAACACCCCTTTCAATATTTTTTCTAATCAACCACCCGTTATCACGCACGCGCGAATATTTCTGAAAAGTTAGGACCACATGCCCGTTCTCCGTGTTTCAAATTCGCATGAGAATTTGACGGGGGGTATACTGAATTACCACATTTCTTTAGTCAATTTCTTTTTATAATTGAATTTTTTCCAAGTTCCATCTCTACCTTCAACTATCTCATGACATTCAAAGCATAGACTTACTAGGTTATCATCATCCAATGCTAATTCAAAACAATCTTTCATCGGTATGATGTGATGTACATACTTTGCACGTTTGATTTTAATTCTCTTTATTGGTTTTGATTCAACAACATAATTACCTTTGCATCTTTGACATTCATAATGATCTCTATTAAGTATCTCTATGCGTTTATCTTTCCATTCACGTGATACATAGAATGCATGAATATTATTATTATTGACTAGCTGCTTTACTTCTTCTAGCGTTCTTCTTTTCTTCATCCACTTTATTGTAATAGATATTCTTATATCCTTTGTCTTTTAGTTCCTGTAATGATTGGTTTATGTTTTTTGGAAACATATCCAATTGATAAAAGACTCCATTATATTCATAACCATAAATATAATCTTTATTTTGTGCTTTAACTTTTGTTTCTTTGATCAGCCATTCATCAGTCACTATTTTCTTTTGAATTCCATGATACATAATATCTACCTCCTTTTTTTGTAAAGAAAAAGAGATAGACATAATCTATCTCTTCGCTTTCAAGACAAAGCATTGATGTTGTTTTCATTTAAACCACATTACCATAATAACACATTTTTCCTTAAAAAAATTATCAAATAATTATCAATTTTCTTTTTCAGCTTTTAAAATCCTTTCTACATCCCTATTTTTTAAAGCTAAAACCTCATCTAAAATATCAAATGCTTCATCAGCAATTCTATAAAAAGTTGCTTGTGAATATCCTTTTTTAACAGCTTCATTTATTCTTTCAATACTGTTATTAGGATAGTTAGAATATATTATAATTACTTCCCTTTGCTTTTCATTTAGTAATTTAGTAATAGATTCTTCTAAAAAGTCGACAACAGTATCATACATCTTTATATGTTCGTCATATTTGTCAAGATTTTCAATAAGTTTATTATATTTTTCATAAATCGTCTTGTGTGAACCTCCCGGTAATTCATTTGAATATGATATAGCTTGTGTAGTATTTTCTAATTCTTTTTTTGTTTCTTTTAATAGAATTGCAGTTGCTTTCCATCTTTTCCAATTCAACACTTGATATTTAGATTCTTTCATATGCTACTCCTTTCACTTCTAATTGATGTTATCATTTTCGATATACTCAATAGTCCTATTTCCTTTGTTATCAACAAAGAAAGCAAATTCACCAGAGAACTTATCATTCATTTCTAATACATGATTTTTTAATGCATTAGATTTCTTTTTTAGCTTTTTATTTAATTTATTAGCTTTAGTTGTATCAAACGTTCTAAAGTTATCTCTAACTTGTTTTCTTACTTTATCAAGTTCTTCAACTAGAAGATAATACTTTCTATCTTGAATAGAAGCACGATAAATCTTTTTACATTTTGGACAATAGAAATAAATTAGATCAAACTTCAATCCTTTTACTTCCATCTTTTCTTTCATTATCGATTCTTCCTTTATTACAAATTCATGATTGCATTTATCACATGTAACAGATGCATCCATGATTTCTTTCATTTGTTCTTTAATATCCATTATTTTCACCTCTTTTTTTTGTAATATGATATGCTTTTTGATAATATTCAACTTCATCTTCGATACGTTTCAATAAACTTTTTTCTCTTGCTAAATCTTTCTCATTGGCATTTGGTCTAGAAATGTAATACTGCAAGGCATGTTTTATAATCTGCAGGTTTCTAT